TTTTGACCAACTGTATAATCGCTTCTTCCCTTTACCTTAATACTAACTTTAAACGACTCAGCCTGTTTCATTCTTGATATACGATCTTGTTCCATTTTAAAGTTAGAAACATCGCCATACCCATCAAACACTTTATTCGCAGTTTCGTTATGGATAATAGTTGCATTTACTCGAGCAACAACATCTGGTGTTGTGATTGGAAATTTGTTTAATCTAGTTTCTTTACCAGTGGTAAATTTAGCCAAGTAATCATAGTTTATTGTTTTATATCTCTTTGTTGTAAGATCATGCGCGATCATGCGAGAAGCATATGTTCCCGTTCTAATTCTATCGATATAATCAAACCCTGCTGGAACTGAAAACTCAATTACCTTTTTGTAATCTCTTTCAATATTTCTAGTTGACCCACCACTTTTAGAAACATCATCTTGCGATGTTCCATACACAAAACTTTGAACTGATGGTAGATCGTTTAGATAATCTAGAGAAACAAAGTTTAATCCATTTCTATTTTCAAAAAATGTATAGGTTGTACTGTTATTTGGATTAGTTGCTTGTTGTAACAAATAGTTTATGCATTTAATTGGAGACCAATAATTAGAAACAAACTTGGTGTTGTTTTTAGTTGGCTCTAAGACTAAAGTTTTTGTAGTTTCCAGACCAGGTGTTTCTTTAATTAACTTAGCAGCGATATCAGAAATTTTACCCTCAAATGCGCGACTCATTTGATTATTCAAATCTTGAACAGCCTCAGAGGATATAAAGTGTAGTTGATACACCAAACTTTTCTCAGCGATATATTCTCTCTCAGTAATTTTGTAAATATAGAATCTACCTTTAATAATACCTGCTTCTTTTAATTCTTTATCTATCGTTGGAGTAAACAATCTTAAATCTAAAAACTCCATACCAGCGAATGGTAATTTGTTTATTAAATCGAGAGAATCTTTAATAATTAAACTACCAGTTATAAAGGGACTAAACAAATCTTCAAATATTTGAATAGTAATTACTTGGTTCTTAATATTAAACCCTGTGCGATTTGCCATAGATGTAATATTAACATAGTCAATACTTACATCACCAGCTTGCCTTAGTTTATCTGAGGATATATCTCTTTGGGTCGCCATTATTCAAACATCTGACTATATTGTTTAACAACTGCATCAAGAACAGGTTTAGAAATTAATTTAAGTCTTCGTTTCTTCTCATTCTCTCGTTCTTCATACTCAAAATTGGATACAGGATATGCTCCAGGTTGCGATGAATTAACAACATAAACATTATCGTTGTTGTTCACATATATGTATTCGTAGTGGTGGGTTGCATATACATTCGCTGCACCATATAAATCTTCCACTCTTTTTACCAAAGATGTATACTCTAATGGAAAATCTTCTCTATAATCAAACTTATCATTGGCCAACATNATAACCCAGTGATACAGTGGATTACCATAAACTTTTGNTGCAATAATNTCTGGTGTTTCGCCATCGACAATATCATAAGAATCATAAACAGTAATNTTTTCTAATACTGATCTAATAACACGAACATTTGTTGTTATATCTTTTAAAACTTTTAATGTTGGTTTTCCATCTGAGTCNGTAAACTCATAATAGATATTTGGCATTGTTGAAAAATACATATTAGAATCCGTCCTCGATCTCTTTCTTCGTAAGCATAGAAAGTTCTTTAAAAGTCATTGTAACATTTATNTGTGTTGGCATTCCATTCGCAAAAGAATTAAACATAGAATTTGGTGTATAATTTATATTCATTTCAGTTAAAACACAAGAAGTATGTCTATGTAGGTTTANATTTTCTTTTCCGTTGTTATAGTAAAAAATATCAAACTCAGAAGGATANACTAACAAGAATCCATTGCTATCTTTATATTCAGGATGCATGTGTAGTTTAAATTGTTTAATNATATTTCTTATGTATTCAGCTTCAGTTGGGTTCTTAGGAAAGAATGAGTATTCAAAAGTGAATGTTCTAAAGTCAACAGCTTTAAACAAATTTTCTTTCTTTGGATTTGCTGCTAATCCTGATGCAGCAGAAAGAGCTGCACCTTCTGGACCTTTTGAAAGTGCTAGACTTGTCATAATATTTCCAATAGCACCTGACGCATTTGATTTAGTTCCAAAAGTTCCCAATGCTTTTACTACTTCTGTTCCAGCAACTGCTCCCATCTGGAAAACAGCTGTGTCTTCAGCATCCCATTGCATAGAATATCTGTTACTCAATGCATTTGGAATGTGTAAAGCAATCGCTTTTGTTAATCGTTTTTGCTGACGAGACATTTTACCACCAGCTGCAATGGCAACTGTTCCAGCCGTAGCAGTTCCAAGACCAATTCCAACTGCTCCGCCTTTGGCTGCACCTTTAGTTACACCAACGATACCTTTTTTAGAAATGGCATCGGCACTTAAAACTCCACCAGCAATAACACCTTTAACACCAGCTGATGTTGCTGCACCAGATACAGCTTGAGCTGAATTAAATTGTTGCTCGCTGTTCATTCCACGCAATCTTGATGGAATATCCTTTGGGTCTATGTAGTCAACACCCTGTTTTGCATTCTTTAAAATCCTTGAATCTTCAGCCACATTTATGTAGAAAATAACATAATTTCCACCATACTCAAGATTATTGGAGTATAAATCTTGTGGATATTGTAATTGTTCTATGTTATACTTGTTGGCTAAGAAATCTGTTGGTTTACCACGAGAAGGGTTTATGTCTTTCTTGTTGGAATCCTGAATAGGTGATGTTGTCTGGGAGACAGTTGGACCAGCACTTGGGTTGATATTTTGTGTATACCCAGAATATTCTAATTCATTTGACATTTGTTTTTTACTCTAAATAGTGGTAAGGAGTTATAGTATATTTATGTTCCATAAAAGAAAGTTTATTCCAACCAATCCAAATAAATACTCGGGAGATCCAACGAACATTATAATGAGGTCTTCCTGGGAGACACGATTTGCTCGCTGGTGTGATACAAACCCAAGCGTAATTAAGTGGATTTCTGAAGAAATCGTCATCCCCTACAGGTGTTCTACAGACAACAGAATACATCGTTATTTTGTTGATTTTCAGATACAAATTAAAGATAAAACTGGGTCGATTAGAACCTATTTGGTCGAAATCAAACCAGCAAAACAGACTGTTCCACCAGAGTTCCCTGGAAAACAAACTAAAAGATATCTTGAAGAATCCTTCAATTTTATAAAGAATCAATCTAAGTGGAATGCTGCCAAAGAGTACGCAAAAGATCGGAATTGGCAGTTTATTATAATTACCGAACATGAATTGGGACTATAAATATAACTATGGCCACTAGAACAAACACCACCAAAGACTTAAAAGATATTTTTGAAAAATATCGTTATGACAGAGATATCGCACAAAAGTCGCAAGCATGGTTCAACCAACAAGTTCTGTTGTTGGCGAAGAAGCGTATAACGCCAAATCAGGTTTTAAGAAGTCAGGCTGTTAAGACTCAAAATAACATAGTTCCAGGTAAGTTGTATATGTTTTTCTATGACCCAAAAACTAAAGCAACTTTACCATATTACGATAGATTCCCTTTGGTGTTTCCGTTCTCTTTCCACGAGGATGGATTTACTGGGTTGAATTTACATTATCTACCACATAAATTAAGATTTGCATTAATCGATAGATTATTAATGTTTAAAAACAACGACAAGTTTGACGAAACTACAAGGATAAAATATTCTTGGGCAACAATAGATGGAATGTCCAAATTTGCTATGGCTAAACCATGCGTTAAGAGATATCTAAGCAATCACTTAAGATCTCCACTACATACAGTTAGTGCTAATGATTGGTCTACTGCGATGATGTTACCTGTTGAAAGATTCGTCGGAGCATCAACTGACCAAGTATGGGCAGACTCTAGGAAAAAGATATGAAAATTAGCGACTTTGTTTCAAAACTAAATGGTGGTTTGGCTAGAACCAGTAGGTTCAGCGTAAACATGATTCCACCAAGTGCTATTAAACTCCCAGGTGTTTTACCAAACGACACGATTATGATGTTCTGTGATAAAGTTCAAATACCTGCACTTTCTGTAAACACAACTCCAATTAGAGCTTATGGTGAGGTAAGAGAAACTCCTTATGAGTTTAACTATGAGCCAATAACGATTTCATTTTATGTTGACACAAAACTTGCAGTAAAAACATTCTTTGACGATTGGGTTAAAAGTTTACAAAATGGTAAAAGAAGAACTTTTAATTACTATGACGATTACATTTGTAAACAAATGCAAATTCATGTAGAAGACACGCTTGACCAAAAACAATATACAGTAGAACTTTTTGAAGTATATCCAAAATCAGTTGGAGCCATTGAATTGGATTATGCATCCAAAGATGTTATGAAAATTAATGTTACACTATTGTTTAAATATTGGGAAGCCAGTAGAGGTATTAGCGATAAAGGAACACGAAACAATCCAATGAATGATCCTAAAATGCCATTTGGTTTACCAAATCTTCCATCTTCTGCATTAAAGATACCAAAGTTTTTTTAAGATTGGATGAATCTATGAACTGGTTAAGAAGCATGTTATCTGATGGTATCAATGGAACTGTCAGCAGCAAACGAGTTGTAACACTATTGGCATTTTTATTATGTGCCTATGGGTTCGTTGCTGACATTCATGGATATAAGATAACACCAGCGTTATTTGAATCAATGATTTATCTTGTGATTGCAGGACTAGGTTTCACTGCATCGGAAAAGTTTGCTAAGAAGGAATAATTATGTATCAATATAAATGTAAAATTAATAAAGTTTTAGATGGCGATACTGTCGACATTGATTTAGATTTAGGTTTCAATATCGTATTATCGAATCAGCGTGTGCGTATGGCTGGCGTTGATACTCCTGAATCAAGAACTGCCAACAAAGAAGAAAAGCCAAGAGGTCTTTTATCTAAAAAGAAACTTGGAGAAAAACTTCCTGTTGGTTCTTGGCAAATTATCGAGACACAAAGATCAGATAATAATGATGATAAGTTCGGAAGAATACTTGGAGTGTTTATTCTTGAAGACGGCACAAAAGTAAATGATTGGCTGATAGAAAACAATTATGCTGTGCCATATAAAGGCGAAAACAAAGAATTAACACAAGCGGAACATCAAGCCAACAAGAAAATTTTAATGGAGCGTGGTGAACTGTAATGAAAATTGATGATAATTTGAGTCAGGTATTTAATATGGAACCAATTGAAAAAATAACAGGTGAGATTGTTGATTCCTCGACAGGGGAAATTATAGAGTCTGCCGATGCTAAGATTGAATCAGACTACGATAAAACCAGAGCAAATTTATTAGAGTTGCTATCGAAAGGTCAACAAGCATTAACCCACGCTTTGGATGTGGCTAAGTCGAGCGAGCATCCGAGAGCCTTTGAAGTTGTTGGTAATTTAATGAAACAAGTAGCAGATATTAATACTCAGTTGATGGACTTACATCAACAGAAACAAAAGTTAGATGCTCCTAAAGAAGCAGCTGCGAAAAGTGTAACGAATAATGCTATCTTTGTTGGTAGCACAAGTGAATTGAACAAATTGATCGAGAAGATGAATAAAGGAGAGTGAGATATGGCATTGCCACAAATGAATACACCATTTTATAAAGTACAGATTCCTTCCACTGGACAGGAAATTACATTTAGACCATTTTTGGTTAGAGAAGAAAAAGCATTACTGTTATCCCAGCAAAGCGAAGATACAGATGTAATGGTTAATACTTTAAAAGAAGTATTGACAAATTGTATTAAAGAACCAATAAATCCTGACAATTTGGCAATTTTTGATGTTGAATATTTGTTCACTCAAATTAGAGCAAAGTCTGTTGGTGAACTTGTTGAGTTAATTTTTACTTGCGCTCATTGCGATCAGGAAAAGAATAAAGTTAAAATAGAAGTAGATTTAACAAAAATTCCTATTGTTAAAGATCCAAATCATACAAATAAAATCTCATTATTTGGAGATGTTGGTGTTATAATGAAATATCCAAACTTGAGCACATTTAAAAAAGCTGAAGGTAAATCAGAAGATATTAATGCAGTTATGGAAGTTGTTATTGATTGTATTGATGCAATATACACAGGCGATGAAGTATTTTACGCAAAAGAACAAACTAGAGCTGAGTTAGAGAACTTTGTAATGAACCTCACCAAAGCCCAGTTTGATCTTTTGGAAAACTTTTTTGTTTCTATACCAAAATATAAACAAGAAATAGAGTTCGATTGTCCTGCATGTAATACTCACAATAAAACAGTTGTGGAGGGACCAGCTAGTTTTTTTTGATTAATCTCAGTCATGAGTCGTTGGCTTCATATTATAAAACCAACTTCGCCTTGATGCAATATCACAAATATTCTCTGACTGAGATTGAAAATATGATTCCTTTTGAACGGGATATCTATGTCGCAATGCTGGTTAATTATTTAGAAGAAGAAAAACAAAGATTAGAGAGAAATAGTTAAAATGACAATGCAAGAACTGCTTCAGTTGCAATCTAAACTAATACAGAAAAATAATGATTCTGTAATAGATTTAACACAATCAACTACCAAACTTGGGCAAGAGTTTAAAGAATTCACCCAAAATTTTGAAGCAGCCAATGATACTGAAATTAGAAGAGAAGAAACTAAAAGAACTAAAGAATTAAATGATAATTTAAAAGGTCTTAAAGAAGCAATAAAAGAAAATATTAAATCATTCGTTAAGAGTGGTGGTGGTCAAGCCATGGCTAAACAACTGGTAGCCAAAGAAGCAAAACAGCCAGCTGCAAACACACTTAGAAAGGTATTATTCGGCGAGCAATCAGCTGAAGAAACAAAAAAAGAAAGTTTCTTTGGATTTACTGGAGCACTTAGCGACAGAGTTACTAAAAGAGAAAAAGAACAACAAACTCAGCGTGAGAAAAAAGAATATGTTGATGCAGCATTAAAATCTAATGATAAGCAAATTATCGGTGTTAGAAATCTTGCAGGAACAGCTACAGCGGAACAACGAGCTGAGGGCGAAGCAAGAGCCAAGAAATATGCTGAAGATAAGTTTGATGAGATTAAGAAAAAAGAAGCAGCACTAGCTGAGATGGAAAGAAAAATTAGTGCCGTTGAGAGTGCTGGGTTTAATGTTAAGAAAGCCACTCGAGATGAGCGAGATGCAGCTGCAGCAGAGTTAGCTGAATTTGATCCAAGAAGAAAAGCTGAATTTGTTCCAGTAAAAGGTAGTGATAAACAAATTAAACAAACAGAAAAATCTGAAGATCAGGCTGAATCTGATACTTTGATTACAACCTTTTATTCTGACACAATTAAACAACAAACTGAGATGGGAGCAACTCTAATAGCATCATTAGATGTTCAGAAACAATCATTAGAATCGCTAAAGAAAATTGCAGAACTTGGAATTTCTGCTGGTGAGGGTGGTGGTAGTGGTCCATCTATAGATGTTGATTTACCAAGCAGAGCTGGAAAGGCAGGCAGAGTTGGAAAAGCTGCAGCTGGTGCTGGTATATTAAGTAAAGCAGGTGGATTCTTGGCAAGAAATGCTGGAAAAATTGGAGCGATCGGAGCAGTTGGCTTGGGAACCTATGAAGCAGTAAGTGGTTATAATGAAGCCGAAGAACAAGTTAAGAGTGGTCAAATATCAAAAGAAGAAGGACAAGTTAAAAAGGGTGAGGCAGTTGGAAGTGGTGTCGGTGGTGCTGCTGGTGCTATCGGTGGAGCGAAAGCTGGAGCTGTAGCAGGTGCTGCTCTTGGAACAATTGTTCCAGGTCTTGGAACAGTAGTTGGTGGAGCAGTTGGTGGTTTAGTTGGTGGTGCTGCTGGTTATTTTGGTGGATCTTGGTTGGGCAAAAAAGCTGGTGGAGCTGTAGCAAGTCCAGGCGAAACTCCTGGTGCAAAAACTGCCACAATGCAAACTTTGGCTAACGAGCCAGTAGAAAAAGGCAAACCATTATCTGCAAATCAAATGGCAGTTGCTGATATGAAAATGAGTATGGGAAATAAACTCGATGCTTTAGAACAACAAGCATACGATTTAGCAAAGAAACAACCAAAAATGGAACCATCAAATCAAGGTGCCGATCTAAGTGGCGCATCAGCTAAGAATGAAGAATTAAAATCTGCAGCAGGTAAAGGTGGATCTGGTGCTAATACAGTTGTTGCTCCAACAACAAACAATACAGTAAACAATAATAACATAAACTCAATGAGATCTCCAGTTAGAAATCAAGAGTCAACTGTTAATCGATACATAGCAAATCGCTACGCATAAAAAAGGGGAGCCGAAGCTCCCCAGTTTTTTACTTATTCATTACATACATCGTAACTTCAAAGCCAAATCTCATTTCTTGTGCAGTTGGTTTAGTCCACATA